TACCATTTATCAATGTTGTCGATATGGAACTCGGTTACGGGAAACATAAAGACGGTGATGATTTCCTATCACTTTCAGCAAGCAAAAATATTAATGAAAAGCTTTCTGTGGGTGTAACAGTTTACGACGGTGTAAGACATGGCCAAGCTATGGATTCTATCGTATTTTCAACTGCATTTAACTTTTAATATATACATATATTAATCACAAAGGATTAAGTGATTTGAACGTAAAACTTATATCATACTCGCAACCAGCTGAAGAATTCGAAATACAAGGCGATCTTCTTCAGTTGGTTGCTTTTTGTGCAAGAGTCTCAAACCCAAAAGGTCAATTCAATGAAAAGACTTCAGAGAAACTTGTAAAATATTTAATTAAACACAAACATTGGTCACCTCTTGAAATGGTTAATGTTTGCTTAGAGATCGAAACCACAAGAGATATCGCAAGGCAAATCTTAAGACATAGATCTTTCTCATTTCAAGAATATTCTCAAAGATATGCAGATGTCCAAGATATGGATGTTGCATTTACTACACGAGAAGCAAGATTACAAGATCACAAAAATAGACAGAATTCTATTCCATTAGATCACGATGATTCTATTAATTATATATGGGAATCATATCAAGAAGTGATTATTGCAAGATGCAAGAAAGCATACGATTGGGCATTGAAAGCTGGCATAGCCAAAGAACAAGCTCGAGCAGTTTTACCAGAAGGTTTAACTATGAGCAAAATGTATGTAAACGGAACATTGCGATCGTGGATCCATTATGTAGAATTAAGATCTGCACATGGAACACAGCAAGAACATATGGAAATAGCAAAAGCTGTCGGTGATGTAATCTATAAAATCTTCCCCCTAGACGACATTATTTAGTCCATAAAAGTGCAATAAAGTGACATTTATATCACTTTTGTGAAAAAAAGTGAAAAAAAGCATGTACATTTCCGGAATACTATGGTATAATAGGCCTATATTAAATCAAAGTAAGGAGTGATTATGAAAAATGAAAAACTAATAGATGCTATCAGACAGCTGTGTGTGGATCTCAAAACCGCAGGTGATGACGCATTTCCTAGTCTAGCTAAATATAAAACCGTAACATTTGAGCCAGGTAGAAAATACTGTAAAATTATCTTGCAAGATACATTTAACGGTGAAGATAGAATGTCTCAATCTGTATGGGGATTCATCAATTTAAAAGAATTCGTCAAAGAAAGGAAAATGACGAATAGCATCAAATCAGTTACTTTCAAAGAAGGTGATGTTTTGCTTGCAGCAGGTTGGAATGCCCCAGCTCTTAACACAGCAAGAGGAAATCTCTTAGATGGTTACGCAGTTGGCAGAAACAACCAACATGGTCCTACTTACTTATAGGATCATGAAGCGTCACTCGTAGGACGCACGAAAGCCGCGAGTGGTTACGTCAGAACGTACAAGGGGGAGTTGTGGACCCCCACATTATTATATGGAGAATGTGATGGAAAATAAAATAACTAGTTGGAAAGTAATAGCAACTATGAGTCAAACTTTGATGGCTGAATATCTTTTTGCTATCGAAGAAGAAGCTCGAGCATTTAAACAAGATATGTTAAATAACGGCTATGAAGCTGTAATGTTTAAAGTAGACATATAAATGGATATTTTAGGATTATTAATTCCCGCTGTGTTAATCGTAGCTTGTGGTTATTCAAGTTATAAAATTGGTAGAGCTGATGGAGCAGAAGCTTTATTAGAAATATTGCATAAAAAAAGGATAATTGCATACGACGATAAAGGTAATATAAAACCAAATCCGTTCTTTTTACCAGAAGATTAAGATTTTAAAATGTATAAATAGATCTATACAAAGGGAATATTTTTATGTTACTATTTAAAAAGTCAAACGCAGTATCTAATCTAGCAGCAACACGTACTGCTGCATTAGGATTAACATATTACGATAGAGCTAATCATCCGCAAACTACAGATGATCCTGTTTGGGCAAGTCCTACAGTATATCGCGGAACAGTAGCAAGTACTGCTACATCAGGAGCAATTAAAACATCAATTGATGAAATAGTAACTGCTTTTGAAGATAAGTTTAGTTTAACTGTATCTGAAAAAATGGCTTATTGTCAATATTATAAACAAAGCGACACTGAACCTGGAATTCATTATGATACACAAACTGGATTTGATCCGGTTTATAAACCTACTCATGTCGCGGTTTTATGGTTAACTGAAACAGAAAATGCAATACAATTCTACAGACAAACGGGTGATGATACTTATGATCCTCCAGTAGAATCAGCACTAACAGAAAATGATCTAGTATTCTTTAACCATGAGAATGCACATAGAATAAAACCTGCATCATTTGGAACAGATAAAACTGATAGCGGATTAATGTTAGCAGTTTTTATAAAGGCATCTTAATGAAAAAGTTTGATTCATTCGTAGCAATTAAAGAAGCCACAAATTTAGGTGGTGGAGAACTATTAAAACCTAATAGTAGAACCGGTGAACCAAGACTAGACATTTTAAAAAGATTAATTCAAGATGGAACACCACTTGAATTGGCAAAAGGTGGAACCTTTGTTGTAAAAGATATTGAATCTGCATTGCAATCGATCGAAACATATAAAAAAGACGAAAAGAATTTCGCTCTCAAAGGCGATGGAGAGAAATTTATTATGTCTAATCATTTAGCTAAATCAAAGGTATTTGGCGGTGGTTTTGGTGGAGCAGGTTCAGGAACAAAAGATACTCAAAGAAACGAATGTCATCAAGCTGCAATGTGTCAAGCATTCCTTGATCATGGTATGCATGATTTCGATTTCTTTGATGATAAGATTATTGCACAAGCTTTTAAATCTACCAAAACAGATTCTAATGAAAAACAAATATTAGAAACCCCTGATAATTGGTGGGAATCATCATACGCTTCTGCAGTAGCATTAATGAAAGGTGGATATCTTAATAAGAATCAAGTATTTCACCGGGGTGATAAAAAGATGATTGAAATATATGCTATGAAAAATCAAGCATATAAGAATAACGGATTTAAACCACTTAAAGATGATAAGTGGAATCCTGGAGATATTTGGGCAATTGATAAAAGCTTTAATTTATCAAAAGAATTAGATACATCTTCTGTAGGTGCATTTAATAAATCATTATTAGAGCATTTTAATACTAAACGTTTAGTTGGTATATCGCTTAAACAATCATCCTTAAAAGCTGCACCTATTGTAGAATTAAATAATGAATATCCACCAGATACTGATACACATAAGATTAAAAGTCTTGAATTAGAATCAAAAGGTGGTGATTTTTGGTCAGCAAAAGGTGCAACAATTGTATTTGATACAGGAGAAATGATATTAAAAGATAATTCTCCAGGAGATACAGTTAAGGCCGAAATAAAAGGAAAGAAAGCTCGAGGAGGGGGATTATCCTGGGGTGTTATGCAAGAGTTCATGAAAAGGGAAACAAAGAAAACACTCCCGCCTCATGCAAAGGGCATAAAGAATTACGCGAAGAAAATAGAAAAAGGTTCTAAAAGAGAACTTAAACTATTTTGGACGATGTTCAATCATTTTTACAAAAATGTAAAATATGAAGACTTCTTACAAGAATTAGAAAAGAAAGATTGGTTTTGGATATCAGCTAAGTTAGGTTGTATGTATGTATTATACTACCTAAGTTTACACACTGGTACAAAAGCCGATAATGTTGTAACTCATTTCGTAAATTATGCAGGATCTAAATCATTAGATTCAAGCGTATACGTAAAGGTTGGAAAATAGATGAAGACGTTTGGTCAAATAAGAGAAAAACTATCTGTGGGTCAAGGGATTGGCGCATGGATAAAAGATTTTATGAAATCAGATGCTCCTCAATTTGATGGTAAAACACAAGATGAAAGGCGCAAAATGGCTATTGCCGCATTTGTCGCCGCAGGAGGATCACTTAAATGAAAACATTTAAACAAAACCTACATGAGGCCGCTGGAAAAAATACTCATATGACACATATTGAGGATTTAGTTCTAGACGGTGGAGTCAAGGGGGCACGCCAAGCAATTCTCGCGCTTAGATCGCTCAGAGATATGCTAGCTGGTAATACATCATCTGCAGTAGATGTGACAGTTAAATGGGACGGTGCCCCCGCCGTTTTTGCAGGTGAAGATCCAAGCGATGGAAAATTCTTTGTTGCAAAGAAAGGAATATTTGCAAAAAATCCTAAAATATATAAATCACATGAAGATATCAAAGCAGATACATCTGGAGATCTACAAGGAAAACTAATTAAAGCTTTTGATAATTTAAAAGATCTTGGTATTAAAGAAGTAATCCAAGGTGATTTTATGTTTGAGAAAAAAGATCTTAAAACAGAAACAATTAATGGAGTTAAACATTTAGTATTTCATCCGAATACAATTGCTTATGCGATTCCTATGGATAATCCTTTGGCTAAAACGATATCCTCTGCAGAAATTGGTATAGTTTGGCACACAACATATAAAGGTTTGGCATTTGAAACAATGCAAGCAGAATTTGGAAGAGATATTGTTAAGAAATTAAAACCTTCAAAAAAGGTATGGATGGTAGATGCTAAATTGCCTGCTACAGAAGGTGCAGTATTAACCGCTGCTCAAACGAAAAAGGTTACAGAGAAATTACAATTAGCTGGAATGGTATTTAAAAAAATATCTTCCACAACGCTAAAAGAAATAGAATCAAATAAAGAATTAAACCTTGTAATGAACATATGGAATAATAGAAAAGTTCGAGAAGGTCAAAGAATTAAAGATACAAGTAAACACGCAAAAGGTTTAGTCATGTTTGTCAAAGACAGATATCAAAAAGAAATTGATAAAGTTACAAGACCTGCATCTAAACAAGCTAAAGCCGATAAAAGAGATGATGTTTTAAGCTTTTTTAGTGATAAAAATCTAAAAAACTTAGCTTTAGTGTATGATTTACAGAATTATATCACAGATGCGAAATTAATTATTATAAATAAACTAAACAGCTTAAGTTCTATAGGAACTTTTGTTAAAACTAAATCCGGATTTAAAGTAACCAACCCCGAAGGTTTTGTTGCTATAGATCGTATGGAAGGTGGAGCCGTTAAGCTTGTTAATAGATTAGAATTTTCTACTAACAATTTTAGCAAAGATATTATAAAAGGTTGGGATAATCCCAACTAACATGGAAATAAACCGAGGATTATGATAAAGTCATTCAGTCAATACGTAGATGAAGCATCTGGGAAGTCAGTAACTTTTGTATTTGGGAGATTCAATCCCCCAACAAATGGTCATGAAATCCTATTTGATAAACTCAAAAGCATTTCAAATGGATCTTATAGAATATATTGTTCTAAGAGCGAAGATCCAAAGAAAAACCCACTCAAATTTAAAGACAAAGTAAAATTCTTACGTAAGATGTTTCCTAAACATGCGCGTTCGGTTATGGCCGATAAAGACGTGCGTACTGCAATGGACATATGTGTAAAACTATATGATCAAGGTTTTACAACAGTAACTATGGTTGTAGGTTCAGATAGGTTAACAGAATTTAAAACGCTGCTTAACAAATATAATAATGTAAAATCGCGACATGGTTTTTATAATTTTAGAGATGGTATTTCAGTAGTATCTGCAGGAGAAAGAGATCCTGACGCAGATGACGCAAGTGGAATGTCTGCTTCTAAAATGAGAACTGCAGCTGCCGGAAATGATTATGATTTGTTTTCAAAAGGTTTGCCCAAAGCATATAAAGATGGATCCGAATTATTTAATGCAGTACGCAAAGGAATGGGTCTTAAAGAAACATACAATCATTATAAGAAAGTTAAGCTTGATCCAATCTCTGATTTAAGAGAATCATATATTGAAGGTGATCTTTTCAAAGTAGGTCAACAAGTAATCATAAAAGAAACAAAACAATTCGGAACTATTAAAATGTTAGGTTCTAATTATGTTTCTGTGTCTATCAATGAAAACGAAAAACCAAACCGATATTGGTTAGAAGATATATCTCTCGTAGAAGAGCATGGTGGAGGTGATATTGGAACACCAGATCTTATAAATAGATATCAGAAGGACACTCCTGGAGAGCATAAAGGTTGGAGAACATTTATGGCTTTTGCAGCAGAAGAAGAATTTAAACGTAAGAATTTAAAACCGGATTGGTTCATGACAAAAAGTTTTGACGATATAAGAGTAGGAATTAAAATCCAAGAAGGTACAATGGAAATTGGTATTTTCTCAGATAACAAAGATGAAGCTAAAAAAATGGCAGCAGAACTTGTTATGTTTATGAGAAAAAACAAAGATTTAAAGGTTGGTGATGATAAATCAGAAGCATATGCAGAAGGAATATCAAGATATATTTACGATGATCAATTGCTTGATGATTTAGATCCTGACACAGGAAAAACCGGTGAAAGCTGCAATAGTATTGTGGCTGCTAGATTAAAAGAGTTGGGAGTTAATATACACTAAAATGAAAACTTTTTTAGAATATAATCAATTATCAGAAGATGAAGCAGTAAAGAATTCGTTAAAGAAGAAAGCAGCAGAATCTGGTATTTCTTATTCTATTCTAAAGCAGGTTTTCGACAGAGGTTATGGAGCTTGGAAAACTGGTCATAGACCTGGAACAAATCCAACTCAATGGGCCCATGCACGAGTTAATTCGTTCATTAATGGTGGAAAAACAAGAACAACCGCAGATGCTGATCTGTGGAAAAAACATAACGGAAATTAAGATGCAAGATTTTAAAGAATTTTATCACGCTAAAATAGCATGGAATCAAGGTCAACAACCAAAGGTCGATGAAGGCAAAGAAGAATATATTATGAAAAAAGGCCAGTTTACTCGTAAAGTAGACGGAAAAACTGCTGACAAAATGAAGAGACAAGGTTGGAAACTGGTTGCAAAAGAAGGCATTAAGATTAAAGAATCATTTGTTTTATTCGAAGGTCGTGGTCCAAAAATAAAAGATATTAAAAGAAAATTTAAAAGGGAAATCGAAAAGTTCCAAAAGGGTGGAGATCTAGATTGGAAAGCTGAAAATGCATTACTTGCATGGGCATTAGAATATACCAATGATATTAAAACAGATGATGCCGATGAAATGGATGATTGGTTAATGGACAAAATAGCAGATAAAAAAGCTTTTGATAAACTTAAAGAATCTCTTGATGAAGCATTATCTGACGCAGAAAAGAAAAAACGTTTAGCCATGATCAAAAAAGCAGTTGAAAAAATAGATAAAAAGAATATGGCTAAGGCAAAGAAAGACGCGATGGCTATGATGAAAGCTTCTGGAATGTTCGATGAATCATCTGCTTCTTGGGCAAAATCACTTGATGATATAGCAAAGAAAAAGCAACTAGATAAAATATCAGATAAAGATAAAGCAACTCTAATAAAAATTGCAGCAATGCTGGGGAAAGAAAAGAAATGAAAACATTTAAAGAATTAAGAGAAAATAGTCAACTCAATGAAAGGGGGTGGAAACCTGAATCTCCTGCAGCCTTCTTTAAAACTATGAAAGATAAAAAACTCCAAAAGGATATCGCAA